CTCTTGTCTAACCGGGCAAGCTGGTCTACCATCTTTACCTAGACAAATTGCTTTAGCTTTGTCAGCTATAGGCTTATATAAAGCCTTATCACGTGGGGGGAAAAATATCTCTGTATCTTCTCCACGACACTTGGCTTCATATCTCCAGGTCCATGCTGGATCATCACTATATCGCATTACTCACCTTTTATTAAATTACGTAACTCAAAGAAATCCTCCTCTAATAGAACGACGTAATTCTCACCATCAAGGTGCAATCCTAGAACAGGCATACGACTGTCTAGTATTGCTTCGGTTGTAATCTTTTTTAAAACCTCTGACTTAATAGTCACAGATTTTTTACCGGTCCACTTATGCTCAATAAGGAGTTCGTCATCTCTAACGTCACCCTTACGTGACCAAAAAGCTCCGGAGGCAGCGCTGCGCTGGCCACCCGTAATCTTTTGCAATCGTTTTTCATGCTTTAACGATTGTTTTTGTCCCTCACTCTTCATCTGTACTTAGCATTAACACCGGAGCAGACTTTAACGTATCCATTACTGCTGTAGTAAGTTCAGTTCTTAACTCAATCTCTTCACGAAGTGAATCAATAAGTGCTTGAGAACCTTGCCATTTACGGTCGTTATAGTACATCCAGCCACCACGACGATCTACAATTCCGTTAAGGATGGATAGGGCAACGATTTCTTTACCAGAATCGTAACCCCCAGCNTCGACTGGTCCTCCATCAGAGAAGTAGAAGTCGAGGTAGGCTGTCTGCTGTGGCGGATAAGTCTTGTTCTTAATTGTGCGAACGCGGATTGTTTGCCCCAGCGAACGCGGATTGTTTGCCCCACACGGCGTTTATCCTGTCCAGTGCCCACCTCTAGCCACTCATCGCGCTTTATTTCGCAACGAACGCTATACGCATAATCTTTACCAAGACCACCTGGTGTAGTACGAGGATCGCCGTGCATGACGCCAATCTTCATACGGTATTGATTAATCATCATGCCCAATACAGGGCGCTCTGATTCAATCAAATCTCTTTTAGTTGCTGATGCTACTTTTCGGAAGAATTTGTTGGTGATGAGTGCTCCTCGTCCAACAGTAAACTCATCCATTTCTTTCTCATCCTCTGCTCCAGGTACGAGGGCAGGTAGACTGTCAATAACAACCATATCAACAGCCTTACTTTCCATGAATTTAATAACTGCTTCATATGCATTCTCCATACTGTTAGTTTCTACAAGAATAACTCGCTCAGTTATAACGCCACAGAGCTCGGCGTACTTAGCGTCAAAATCTTCTGCAGCAATCCACACTGCGGTAAAATCTGGGTTTACTTTTTGGTTAGCAGCAATAGTTCTTAGAGCAATAGCTGTCTTACCATGTGATGCCTCGCCTACTAGTTCTACCCAACGATTCATAGGCCACCCACCACCTAGAACAACATCTAGTGTTAGAGAACCTGATGTGACACGTTGTGTAGCAACAACGTTATTGGCAGCAACTACTGTGTTTGCCCCGTACTTTTTATTTAGTTGGGCGACTACCTTTAGTGCGTCTGAATTAATAACTGCCATTATCCGATCCTATCTACGATTATGTTGGGGTTAAAACCTGATGTTCCTACTTGTTTTGCTGCAACTGTTGGTCCTGAACTTTGACTTGGAAGTCCTGTTCCAGTACCAGATTGTACGAGTGGGTATCCGCAGTCGTAGCAACGTTTTGCAGTATTGCTTCCTGGAGCCGACATATAGTTTCCTGAGTAACAACCTGGACATGTCTCAGTACTTCTAGAGCTAGCAGCTTTGCTTATTAATTGATCTTGCACAGCGTCATAGTCAACACGTACAGTTGGTTGATTAACTGTTGCCCTATACACGTTACCAGGTGCTGGCCCTGTAGCGGGGGTAGAACTTGGGGCAGGATTAGTACTTAATTTTTTTGCCCACCAGTCATTATTTGCCATTGTTTGCTCCATTTAGTTCGATTAACTCTAAGTTAAATAAAGTAGATACGCAAGAAAGTGAAGAGGATAATGCAACTAACCTAAACAATCTTTGAAGCGTTTCTGCGTCTTCCATAAATCTTTCTTCTATTTCATTGTCTTCTAACAAATATGCAGCAACTGCAATTTTAGATGCTATGTCTGCATGTGAGTCTATAAGGGGAAGCAACCTAGAAAATCGCTGTAAACGTTGCTCACTTGCTTGTTCTTCCATGTCAGCTACTTCATCAGATATTGGAGGTAACCCCATAGCATTAGCTATATCTTCTGTAGGCATAAGCATAGTATCATAGATTACTTGACGCATCAAAATTGGTAAAGAAACACTCAGCACCTTATCTGAATTACTAATTGATACTTTCATTTTGTTTTTCTTTTTACGTCCAAACATTATTTGGCGTCTCCCCATCGAGTAACCGTCGTAATATCTGCTAACAGCGGAATATTAAGAGCGTTGATTCCTTCCATAGCCTCACGAATTGCTGCCTCTGTTTCCCCAATAAGATCATTGGGAGTGACAGTAACTAATTCGTCATGGATTGTAAGAATTAGATTTGACCCGTCAGGAATCATTTTATGTGCCCTAATCATAGCAAGCTTTATGAGATCTGCCGAAGACCCCTGGATAACCGTGTTAAAAGCCTGTCGTTCTGCCCTAGCACGCTCCCAGACCACAGATGACCTAAGATCTGGCAAATACCTGCGACGGTTCATGTAGGTCAGCGCATAGGGTACTGGGCCACGATTGCGGCTCTCCTGTATAACCCGCTTCTTATATCTAGCCACAGAAGGAAACTTAGTAATAAACCCGTCTAGGAGCTCTCGTGCCTCGTTTACAGAACAACCAATAGAATCAGCAATCTTATCAGGACCTACACCGTAGGCTAAAGATAGAACTAATTGCTTGCCAGCTTTACGGTCTACCCCCATAGTTTTACCAACTGTTGTATAAATATCTTCACCATTTAGATAGGCACCACACATAATGCGGTCCTCACTAAAGGACGCAATAACACGTGGCTCAATCTGAGAGTAGTCAGCTACAACCAATGAGTGACCTTCTGGTGCAACGAAAAGATTTCTAATCGCTTTTCCATTTACAGTGTGCGGAGCCGGCACGTTCTGTAAGTTTGGATTGCGACTAGAAAATCTTCCCGTCTCTGCGCCATATTGAATGAAGTCTGTGTGAATACGCCCATCAAGAAGCAAGCTCTTCTTTGCTACAATCTTTGATTTACCAAGAAGAGTGCGTGTAATATCCCCACCTAAGTATGGGATAACATAAGTTGTTAACAACTTATTTAGATCAGAATAGTTGAGAAACGCATCTACAAGAGCATCTTTTCCTGCAAACATTCTTAGTGCAGGTTCTGATACCGAATAGTCAGATACCGTTGATGGGGTGCCGGAATCCATGCGCTTCTCGCCGGCTGGTGTTAAAACTTTAGGGCGTAATCCACGTCCGCCGTCTTTCTTACTAGAAAACAAAAGCTTTTGTTTTTCTGGAATACTATTAATATTAAAAGCTTTACCGGCAAGTTTATAGATCTCGCCCTTGGTTGTTTCTAACTGAACCTCTAAATTATCTTTTAACTTTTCTAATTCAGAAACATCAATATCTGCGCCACGAAGCTCCATGTTACAAATGACGTCTAGTACATCCATCTCTAAGTTAAATACTCCACGAAGCTTATCAGTATCTAGTTGCTTAGAGTACTTGATCCAAAGCTTCCAAGTCCACTCTGCATCTAACGCAGCGTATGTTGCAACCTCTTCAAAACTGTATACCTCTACTTCTTTACCGACACCCTTAACCATCTCGTACCCAAACTCACGCTTAAGGCAGTCATCTAACCCAAGGTTGTTACGGTTTTGTGTGTTAAGAATAAACGCAGCATTAAGGGTACATGCGTACGGCTGTGCGGGAAGTGCGCCAAGATACTTAGTTACGCTCTGTAGATCAAACTTTAGATTGTGACCAATCTTAACTTTGTCGCTTGCAAATAGTGGGCGAAGTGCTTTAAACACTTCTCCACGTGTTAACTGTTCAGGGCCCTCTGTAAAGATCTTCTTAGCTTTACGCTCATCTTTACTGTAGTCTGAGGGACGTATAGGAAGGCCCTTAATCATACGGTCTTGTGCAGAAGGTAGCAAAGGATATTCTGTTGTTACGTACTCACCATTTGGGTGACCCATGGGAATAACATCTACGCGATCATAGGTAGCTAAAGCAATCCACATAACAATATTTTGGCGTGGGTCTCCGCGGTGATCGCCTACTGTTTCAACATCATATACAAATGAGTCTACTTTATCGTAGGCAGCAATTAGCTCTGCTAATTGGTCAAGCGTAGTAACTATATTCATTGCTCTCCTAAAATTAATGTAAGGGGCCCGTAGAAAGGAGGTTAAAAACCGGGCCCCTCACTTGATGGGTTATCTAGTTAGCTGATGCAATTTCACGAGCAATCTCAGCCAATTCAGCCTTGGTGGACGTATGGAGAGCGTCTGGTCCAAGTGGCTTCATGGTCTTGATTAACTCAGCAGCAGCAACAGGATCAATTTCCCATTCCTCAGCAAGGTCACGTTCCTTCACAGGAACGATAGAGTAAGAAGTCTTTGTCCCCTGACCAGACTTACTTACTGCCCAATATAGGTCAGCGCGATTAAGTGGGCCTGTCTTCGTATTTGAAGCAAGCTTTTCAAGCTGACCGCATAAGCGAACCCCGACAACCATTAACTGGAGTTGTGGATCCTCATCAGAAAGATTAAGGACGGTAAAGGCAAACTTTGGATCCGGCTTGCTACCTACAGCAATTAGTGGATCATCTTCACCAATACTAATAAATGACTTTTTACCAGGACGATTTACCCAATGCTGCATAAATGCCATTGGTTCATCGGAGATAAATTTAATAAGTTGTACATCTTCGTCAAAACGGAAATCCGTTGCGAATGCCTTTGTAGACTTGGCTACGGCAGTCTTTGCTGCCTTCCAGCCTGTTTGAATGACAGATGAGCGTTCTGGAACTTCATTCTCATCTTCTTGGACAAATAGATCTTCATCTGCTGGTGCAGCGTATGAATCTACGTTTGGAACTGGCTTTGATATTTTTAACGATGTGCTCATGGCGCATCCTTTCGGTAGTTGGCTGATAGCTAAGATTCGGTTGAATCTTTACGCTAGGTGGGTTTCTTGCTCATGGATTTTCTTCCATGTTTCCATCAGTTCAATTGATAGATCATGGTGCTTATTCCAATCAATCCTGGGAACATCAATCAGTCCCCGAGACTCAAAGCTTTTGATAGTTGCTTCGATAATTGTTTTGCTGTACATCCGCCATCCGGGCTTCTTTACACCTTTAACAACTATTGACTTTAAGCGATAGGGTGCACGTGGTATATAACCTTTTCGTTCCCAAAGTCTCAAAGTAACTATCGGTCTGCCTAATGCAAGGCACAATGACCCTGCACTATATAATTCTACCACGTTTCCATTAGGTAGAGTTTTTACCTGAGGATTCTCATCCCAGGAACCTTGTTGTGTAACTTTTTTAGGTTTAGCATTTGGATTTACGGCACGACGCTTTTTCTTAGAACCTGGATAGTAATCATCCAAACTCTTAAATAAGTTATCTACCGGATCCGTCATGTCATCCCTTATTTTGTATAGAACGCGTATGAAACTTTCTTAGTAAACATAGCATCAATATCATCTTCTGCTAAAAGACCTTCGTATAGGCACGCCATTACTTCTGCCTCATCTAACATAGGTATCATCTTATAGCAACGCTCTGACAAACCTTTTTCACTAAGAATTGTGCTTGCTGAGTCTTCGTTTAGAGATTGAGATACTTTGCGCTGACGTTGTAGAGATGTAACCCCGTCTACCTCAAAAGGTAGCGTAAGCCAAATATGGCCTTTTTCGTCTGGCTCACCCTCTTCGTCAACAATGTCTGAAAGCTCAGCCTGAATTGATGACCGTTCTTTATCCATGTCGGCAATACGACGCTTTAATGCTACAAAGCTCGCAACCTTATTCATAAAAGTATTGTTCTGTGGATCTTCTTTTTCTATAACTTTAGGCATATGTTTTTCCCTCCGTTATATATTTTAGCCGATTATTCGACAGAACGCAAATCGTTAATATACTCTTCTAAGGCCTTAATAATGACATCTGTGACGGTACGGCCCTCAGAGAAGGCTTTGGCTTTAACGGCCCCCCAGAGGTCGCTAGAGACACGTATGGTACGTGTTGGGGTCTTAGGTGCATTAGGCATAGAAATAGTCTATACCGAAACTTCTTCTAAAAATGCCCTAAGTGTCCCCACAGTTAAATTAACTCCACCCTCTGTATTTATGCCTTCACCGTCAATGATTGCATTAGCTACGGCCATCTTCTGCACCAACATTGCGTGCTGACGTTCTTCGATAGATCCTTCCATTAGGAAGTCTTGAATAACAATTGAAGGCCAAGTACTAGAGGCCCTTCGTATACGCCCATTACGTTGTAGCGCCAAACCTGCGTTCCACGGAAGGTCGTAATTAATAAGTAGGTTAGCCTGAGGAAGATCCACGCCATACCCACCGGCGTCAGAACTAATAAGTATACGACAACTTGGCTCAGTTTGGAAAATAACCTTAGCAACCTCTTTAGCTTTAGCATCAAGTTCTCCTGTATAAATTTGTGGTTGATATTTTTCTAAACTTCTTTCAAGTAACTTAACCATATGAACATAGCTAGTAAAGATAACAACTTTGTTTCCTTCATAGCTATCTAAAAACTCAGATACATATTGCTCAAGTGCATTTGCTTTAGGGCTTGATTTTAAACTAGTAAACTTGCCGGCTTCTTCTAAATCATTTATGTATTTAGAGCCGTTATCGTTATCTTTCCTGTACTTACCGGCAGAGTTAAGTAATAGTGCTGGGCTATCACAAAGCATGCGAAGCGCAGTTAACTTGGACATAATCTTGCCCTTCATAGCATTTGCAGCATCATTTTGGTTTTCTCCAGAGTAGTGGGAAAACAAATCAAATGAGCTACCAAAATCATCTATAGCATTATCTAAATCTTCTAGTATCTCTCTAACGATCTGCCGATACAAAATTGCTCCGGCACGATCAAACTCTACTAAGATAGGTTCTGCAAAAATTGTATCAGGTAAGTAGGGGGCAACATCTGGATCTTGTTGACGTTTGCGTACAGATGCGGTTGCTAAAGTCTTACTTAATGTGGGCAGGTTTCTATACTTTTCTACTCCACCAAAATGATTACGTACAATAAAAGTTTTATCAAATAAATCAAATCGTCCTAAGACTTTAGGATCTATAAATTGCATAATGCTATACAGCTCTTCAGGCTTACCGTTTTCAATAGGCGTGCCTGTCAAAGCAAATTTAACTGGGCTAGTAAGTTTTTTTACTTGCTTTGATCGTTTTGATCTAAAACTTTTGATGGCTGTTGCTTCATCGCAGACAACGAATCCTCTTGCAAGGTGTTGGACGTAGTCCCAGTCGTTAACAACCTGCTCATAGTTGAGGATAACATAATCAGTGAGCGAGTGACCCCAATCGACTGCTTCGCCGTATTGGAGCGCCCGTTGTTTTGGCGTTCCATCAATGACCACAACGTTTGCAGCGTCATCTGTAAACTTCCTAATCTGTTCGGCCCACTGATACTTCAATGAGGATAGGCAAACAATAATACCAGGTTCGGTTATCTTTCCAAGGTCTTTAAGTTCTTCAAGTGCAGCAATAGTCAGAACAGTTTTACCCAAGCCAAGGTCGTAGGCCACAAGCATCTTCTTGCGGTCTACCATGGCCTCTACGGCCTCAACTTGATACGGTAAAAGTGTTCCTGTAAAACTCACGCGGCTGGTCTCCAATGTAAAAAAGATTTGATGTAAACGGCGGTATATGCAACAGCGGCAAATATAAAGCCGTATTGCTCAGTGGTCACTGCGTAAATAATCCACAAGCATTCGTTGAATATGAGCCATAACCATGCCCATCTATTTTTACGACCTACAAAGTAGATGCCTGTAACGCCTATTGCTGCTAATACATATGACCACATCATACTAGACCATTCATCCTTGTCTTAATCATTAATTCTAAATTTTCTAGGGTACCGTTGTTAGCAAAGATCTGGTCTACTTTGTATCCGTCTAGTTCTTGTTCTGAAATGTGCCCGTTGACTGCATTAACGCCCATACGTTTAATGCGCCATACTTGACCAGCTTGGTGCCTAACTATATCTGCTTCATTTATAAAACGAACATCAGTTATAACAGTCTTCTCATGTTCAAGAATTGAAGCTAATGATCGATTAACCCAAAAGTCTTCACCAAATACTTTACGGGCACCTACACCAAGGTCCTGCAACAAACGGCGTACTTCTGGAAACGCTGTCTTTGCAACATCCCAACCGTAAGCATCAACAACTCCTTGAAGCCTATAATCACCATCTTTAACTGCAGGGTTTGTCTCATAAAGAAGTTTGCGAATAGGGTCTGCAAACGCTACACGTTTAAACCCATAGTTTTCTACAAGAATATTAGCTACGGTGTCTTTTCCTGATCTAGCGTATCCTGTTAGCCCAATAATCATAAGTAAGCTGCCTCCCCAAACACTGAATGTTTTGCCTTCTCTATACCTATTAGAGCCTGTTCTTCGGTCATATCGCCAATGTCTTTTACATCCCCGTCATACTTAAAGAAGAAACACTCCAGCCCTTCTTTTTTTGTACGCTCAAGCATATCTTTAGATGCTTTCTTACCCGCCTGGTCAATCTTTGGATTATCAAAGGCAATGATTAACTTGTCTGCACGTCGCATAAGATCAACCTGATCTTGGCTAATCGACGCACCAAAAGTTGAAACCCCACCATCTATTCCCAAAGATGAGAGTCTTATAACATCTAAAGGAGACTCTACTATGATCATAGTTCCACCGGACCAAACGTTTAAACCAAATAAAGTTTTAGACTTTTGTACTCCGGTAGGTCTGTTACGAAAGTAGCGGTTGACCTGACCCTTTTCTTGCCAACCCATTAACTTCTTTGTTTCTGGGTTACGTATAGGAGTAATCCAGCCTTGCTGTTTTGCATCCCATACAACGCCGTATTTTGCACACGCATCAGCAGTTAGTGACCTGGCATCTAGCGCCCACTGTGGTGGCTCTACAAATACCGCTAGCCGGGCCTCACTCATCTCTACTGGTCTTTCAATGGGGACGTAAGAGTTTTTGGCTTCTTCTAGTTGCTTTGCCAATAACTCAAAGTTAACCTCAATGTTTTGTCGCAGCCATGATTTAGCTGCGTCAAAGTCAAGGCGTCCCCATTCGGTAAGGAACTCATTAATCTCTGCAACAAGAGTAATAAGAGTTCCGCGGTATCCACAAGAGAAGCAGTGGTGTACACCGGTTTCGCAGTTCATTGACCATGAGGGGTTCGAGTCTGGTCGCCCAGTTCTTTCTAAGTGCATAGGACATAGACCAAGCAACTCACTGTTGCGTTGGTTGACCTCTATGCCTAGCCTTAGTAAAGCAATCTCTACATCACCCTCACGGTACATATTATTCCTCTTCTACAGGACGATCATTCATCATTACATAGTCTTCTGGCATATCTACCAAAGTAGGAGCTGTTGCCATAGAGCCACAGTCTGCACATTCCATATCTAGGAAGTACATAGAGACCTCATAGTCTTGGAACATACACTTTACATTCCATACTTGTGATCCACAAGCACAAATGTGCGTAGGCTCACCACGAAGATCCATAGCGTTTTTGTAATCTGGTTTTAATTCTGTGATGTGCTTAATTTTCGTAACCTCTTCCGATCATGTGGGGTTGTTCCCGCCCAAATCCCGTCTAGGCTTGGGTATTGCATTGCGTACTTAAGGCAAGGGTCTTTCATCCAACAATCTCCGCATATTTTTTTAGTCTCATCAATGATGAGCGGATCTTTATAATCCTGTGGAAAAAATAAATCTGGATCCACATCTAGGCAGAGTTGAGTTCCGTTAAAAGGATTGAATTGGCTGGCCAAAAGATCCATATTCTTCAAAACGTCCTCCTTCCCAATCCCAAAGCAAATCGCTTGTTGCTGGACCGCAGTTACGGCTAGCAACAATACGAAGTTCACGGGAGGAGTCGTCTTCTTCATCTTGCTTTTGCAATCCAAGAATCACATCTGAGTCCTGAAAGAAAGAGGAAGAATAACCAATAGAGTCCGCAGACACTTGGCGCTTCTTCATCTTCCACAGTAGGACCTGTGTTGAGATGACGATTGGAATATTTTGTTTTTGCGCTAAGCGCTTTAAGTTACGAGTAATGCTAGTCAAGGCCTGTGGGGTATTTGACTCACCACTTGCCTCATCAACCATAAGATACACACCATCTACAAAAACAATATCTGGTCTGATCTTTTCAATCTTTGCGGCAAGACCAGTAACTGTCATAGCTGAACTTGAATCAGTAAGATAAAACTTGTGCATCTCTTCCATGCGCTCTAATGTCTCTTTGTAACGGCGCTCCTCATCCGGATGTAACTTTCCACGAATAAGGCGTGAGTGTGCAATCTTAGAGCGCATAGCATCGTGACGATGTTGCTGCTCAATGTTGCTCATCTCAAAAGATTGAAACATCGGTACGTAGCCATCTTCGTGCACGTTAACGGCAATCTGCATAGCAAGCACTGACTTACCGGTCTTAGGGGGCGCAATAATAGTAATAAGCTGACCTGGTTGTAGTCCAGCCGTTGCCTCGTCAATAGTGCGGAACCCAGTGCGGTAGCCAAGCAAACCACCGTCTCTGGTCTTTATAGACATGTACTCTTCAAAACGATTGTTGGTATCTTTTGTAAGATCAACATCGCTAGTTTGTCCGGTACCTTCGTCATAGATAGTTGCTACGCCATGACTCATCTCAGCAATGGCGGCATCGTGATTACCGGAAGCAATAAACTCTGCAGCGCTCTGTACGACTTCAATTGCTTTTTGACGTCTGCGGTATTCGACTAGTTGATCAACTAAATAATCTAACGAGTCTTCTACAGCTAACAGCCTGTATGTAGGGAAGTTATCCTTGACAGTAACTGCGCTAGGTACCTCTTGATACTTTGTCCAGTGTGTGCGAATAAACTTCCAAAGTGTTCGGTTCTCTTCAACAAAGAACCAACTATCTTCTACACCGGCTTCTAGGGCAGGGACGAGCTCCCGAGTACGAACTACCCGGGATATGAGACGCTCTTCGTTATCTGCTGCCATTTATTAATGCCCCTAAATCTAAATACCAATGTCCATAACGTAGCCCACGCTCTGGTATATCAATAACGTTCTTTACCTCTGGACGATACGGTAACTCTGCAACAAGGTCCGCAACTACGTTGTAAGCCTTTGAATAATTAAATGGATTAGTACCTAGATTATCTAGATCTTCTAAGACGCCATCCATCTCTTCTTGAGAATACTCGAACCCTACTAATTCTAACCTGAAACTGTACTTTTCAGCAAATCGCCAAAATTGGGATAGAGCTTGCCGATTGTACGTAACTTCTTCCGAAGCGACCGGTATACCAAGTACCTTAGTAATCTTGGCCCTGCGATCCAAAATGCAGTCAAGAGTAACCAACACACGAAAAGGAATTTCATTTGATATATCGCCCCCACGCATTTTTAAACGATCTCTATTTTTCCATATTTAACTAAGAAGGGCCTAAAGAGTTTAGGATCTAAACTAGCTAAGCTGGCTTCATGTTCTGAAGCTTTTTTTGAAACCTCTACTGGGTAAACGCCGTTGTTTTGACTTCTACGAATAGTAACAAAACGCGTATGTTTACATATGTTGCGTTCTCTAAACGCAGCACAGTCACAACGAAGTTTTGCGTTATCTAAATTAGTAGCAACTTCGTGCACACCTGTTTCGGAAAGAAAAAGCTGTGTTGCTTGCCATTCACTCATCGTATCCTCTTTCATTTTCTTCTATCCCCTTTCAAAGCTTTTACCTTAACAGGAACAAATGCTTCAAGAGCAAAGCTTCCCATAGGTTCTCCATAAACTCCGCCCCAATTCTCTAACTCAACGTTTGTAGTTACAATAGTTGGTAGGCCTGCGTTAAATCTTGAACGAAGTAAGGCGTCAAATGTATTCTCCGCCCAACCAGAAGTTGTTCGGTACTCTTTGCCAAGATCATCCAAAACAAACACTCTTACGTTATTCATTCTATCCGAGTCACCGTATATGCTGTCAAGTAGCAACTGGTCAGCTTCGTTTTCCTCAGACCATAAAGACTTCTGTAGGCGCAAAAGCTTTGGATAGTCCATAAACGCCCCAATTCGGTTTGGGAGCGTTCCTGGGGTACCCAAGACTTCTCCTGGAATACCTCTAATAAGGCTCTGGAGGGCCGTAGAGGCGAGAGTAGTCTTTCCGTGACCTGGATTACCCACCAGCATGATCCCGAGTCCGCAAAATGGATCCCCTGCCTTTTGGATGATCTCACCATTGACCACTCGTTCAACCCATTGACGAACTTTTTCAACTGCTGGGCTTTGCTCGAGATCTGAAAACTCCCACCCTATGGTTTTCATTGGTAGACCGGCTTGTAGGATTTGTCTGCGCACACTTGGTGCAATTGCGGATAAATCGTACATTTATTCTCCTCCGAGTAGTCTCAACATCTTTTCTTCGTGTGCTGCGTAATCAACTTCTGCTTCGTCTGATACTGGTCTGGTTACAATTCCGTGAACTGTTGGGTAGTAAGCAAAGAACCGCTGCCATAGTGGCTTTCCAATCCCGGTGTCATGTAAAGAACGCGGATCACCAAAGAACATTCGCATAGCCTTTAGAATTGCTACACGCCCCGTACCTTCTGCAACTTGCTTGTTAACCCAAGTCGCTACGTACTTGCCGTTAACTTGAGACGGCACACCTGGGGCTGCTTTCTGAACTAGATCGTAGAACTCTGCAACAAGATCATTGGTTGACCAAAGTTCTTCTGGTGTATTGATTCTATCTCGGCTGTCATGTTGGGCCTTAACTGGCTTCTTATACTTTGCGTTTAGCCTAGCCTGACGATCATCAACTTTACCAACAGAACCAACTGCTTCTTCTTCTGGGGCAAGACCGAAACGCTTGCGCTTAGGTTTTTCTTCTCCGTCAAGATTCCATGCCATCTTTTCCTCCTCAAGGGGCGCAGCCCCTATAGATAATAATCCGTTAGGATTATTATCTATATTAGCACTAGTGATATAACTACTAGCTGTATAGCTGTCTATGTATAGAACGCCTGATATTCCGTCGTCGGTAGAAAGCATCTTAATTGCTTCATCCGTGAATTTTAAATTAGTTCTCCACTGGCCGTTTACATTTACCCGGACAGATTTAATGTAGCGCAAATCCTTCAATTCGGACATTGCACTTC